CCGCCAACCGGGAGAACCTCCAATGTAGTCTCCATGGAGAAACTCCGTCATGATCATCACGAACATCAAATGCGACAATCAGGTCAAAGGCTGGAAGGTGAGGTCCAGCCGCCGCTTACGAAAGACCGGCTGGCTCGCCTTGGCTGTTGACCACGAACTCGATCGCCCCAGGTGTGCGCTGGCTGCGCAGCGTGACGATGTCGGGTACGATGATCGCGCGCATCACTTGCGGGCCGACAGCAGTTCTGGCCACGTTTTGGAGGCGATGATGCCGTCCTGTGTCAGCCCGCGCGATTTCTGGAAGGCGATCGCGGCGGCGCGGGTGTCCGTCCCGAACCAACCGTCTACGCCCTTCGGATCGAAGCCGAGGGCGAGCAGCCGCTCCTGCGCCTCTCGCACCGCCGCGTTGCGGCTGCCAAGGCCGATCTTGGGATAGGCGGGTGCCAAGGTATCCGGGATCGCCTGCCAACGCTTATATGCGGCTGCGAGCTTGGTGTGATAGCCGTGGGTTGCATAGCCTGCGCCATTGTAGCCGCGCGCGAATCCGGACCAGTCGTGGCGACGCAGATCGTCATCGAGCGCTTCGCTCTCGATGAACCGTACCATCGCCTCAAGCCCGGCTTTCTCATTGTCGCAGAAGGCCTCAACCATGTCCCCGGCCGAGGCGAAGCCGGCGGCGCGGTGATTGAAACCCATGATCTGGCCGAGGCCCCAGCTGGCCGAGCGCAGCGCGGCATTGGCATCGATCCTGATGGCCGTCGCCAAGCGCGAATAGCTGTCGGCCGGGTAGGGCTTGGCGCCCCATTTCGGATAGGCCAGACCCTGCGCCTCGGCCGTGGTGCGCTTGGGCCCCTGCCCCAGCTCGCGCCAGAAAACATGTGGCTCGAAAAGCATCTTCGGACGGCCGAGGCTGTCGAAGCCGCCACCCGAGGTCTCCACCTCGATGACGGCGCGGATCTCGTCCTCGCCCGTGCCGATCAGCAGCGCGGTGCGCGCCACGTCGATATCGGTGAGCCGCTGCGCGCGGCCCTTGAACCCGGCTGGGTACATGCTGGTCTCCAGATATGAAAAACCCCGCGCGGTGGCGGGGCGTGAATGGCTTGATGATGACGGCTGGTGCGGGCAGAACGCGGCCATGAAAGCGACGCGAAGCAACTGGCCCGCGAAGTTGGTCAGGCCTTGTCGAGCAAGGAATAGGTCACGACGTCAGTGCGGTCGAAGACGCGGCGACCGTCGCAGTCGTATTCCAGCGCGATGTAGAGTTCGATCCTGCCGGGCTGTAGGGTTTCGGGGGGCGTCAGCAGGATCCGCAACCGGGTCTGTTCTTCGTCGATCTGCCGAGATGGCTCGATCGCCGAGCCCGGGGTGATGACGCCCCCCGCTTCGGCGAACAGCGACTGGCCCCCGATGAAGCGGCATTTCCACGAGGTGGGGCATATCGAGGTCAAGACCAACCGCGACACCGGCGAGGCGCAGCTCCAGTTCCTGACCGAGCATCGCAGCCCCGATGGCAGCCCGCTGACGCTGCCGAACCTTTTCATGATCGCTATCCCTGTATTTGAGGAAGGCGCGCTCTACCGGCTGGCAGTGCGCTTCCGGTACCGCAAGGTAGGATCGGACGTGAAGTTCATTGCCTCGATCTACAACCCTGATGCGGCGCTGCGCGATGCCGCGCGTGAGGCCATGAACGCAGCCCAGCAGGCTACCGAACTGCCGCTGATGATGGGCATCCCCGAGATCGGCGCCGCTTGACCGTTCCGGTGCGCCGCCCCGCTGCTGGGCGGCCATCCAGAATGATCAGCCATCACATGGAGGATAGAATGACCGAGGCCCCTCGCCCGCGGCAGAATCCCAAGGTTCTCACCCTGCGCCTTCGCGCCTATCGCCATTGCCTGGCGCATGGTACCGATTTCACCATCGCGGATCTGGCCCAGGCGCTAGACACCCCCACCGCCATTCTGCGCCGGGCTTTGCGTGACGAGAAATGGGCGACCGTCCTGCGCTCGGGCACGCTCGACATGCCGGTCCGGCCCGAATTTCAGGGCGCGGACGCATTCGAGGCGCAGCAGGCCGCCGCGGGTTTTCTGAGGATGGCCGGATGAACAAGTCTCGTGAAACCCGCTGCCTGAACTGCGGGTGTGACAGCCCCTGCGGATGCGCCGAGCCCATGCCGCCTGCTGACATCATACTATCCGCCATCGTTGGTGGGTCCGCGACCGAACGCGATTTCAACATCGATCTGCGCGGTCGCAAAGTAATTGGTCACCTGAAGTTGGCATGGCGGTGGTTGCCAGATCTTCCGAGACGAAAAGCAGGCGGACAGGAATGACCTTCCGGCCCCACCTGCCCCTCATCATCGACAGCAATTGCGTGTCAGGCGATCTCGGAGCTCCGCCCGACAGCCGTCTCTTTTATGCTCGCCATTGCGGCCTCTTCCGTCCAAGCACGCCCGGACACGTCGGCAAACCCGATCAGACTCCAAGTCCAAGCGCCTTGGCCGGGTGCCTCGGGAGAGTAAGAAATGCGACCGACAGGCCGGTCACTGAAAGAGATGGTCCAGTCCCCAGAAATGGTGTTGCCATCGACAATCGTAGGAACGCGAGTCCACATGCGACGTCCTTTCTTCAGTTTTTGTTGGTTATCCGACGCGAGTGCCAACGTAACGGGCGTTGCCGACGGACAATAAGGATCGCTCAGCATCTAGCATCGAGCGTGACGTGGATCCGGACGATCTCCGAAAATCCTCAGAGTTCTGTAACCGCCCATGCCTCCCTGCGCAATCTGTTTGAGATGGGAGGCGGAACGGCTCCGGTAGCCACGGCAGGCAAGGGCAATGGGTATCGGGACCTCGAGACAAAGAGAACCAAGGGCGCGAGGCTATCCTCAGGCCAACCTCCCGGGAGCATGCTGGACGGGCAGGATCCCGTTCCAGGTTGCACCCCTTACGATGAGCACGACAGGCCGAGTGCTGTCGCGGACGGCAGCGTTCAGTCTACCCCGATCGTGATCAAACTCGGGAACGATACATCCATCGCTGCCCTTTGGACCTCGTTTGTGGATGAAGAAGTCATTGCCCCGTCCATGGGGGATGGGAAGACCGTGGGCGGGCGTGTGGATAGCTGCAGACGAGGCTGTTCGGTTCAGGAATATGCACGGTCCAAAGAGACGGTGTGTGGGCAAATAGTGGCAGACATAGGCGCCGTTCGGGAGGGTTCCGCCTCGTTCACCGATCCGGTCGGAGATCATCGCGGTTGTCATGCTTCGACTGGCGGGCGTCTGCTCCCGCCTGGCGGGGTTAGTACTTCCCCTTCCACCCCCCGAAAAGGCTTTGAACCGAAAGCTCCAATCCCCGATGCGACCCGCAAGCATTTCGAGTGCAGCGTCGTAGGTGATCTCAATGCTTCCGCTGCGGGTCGAAGACATGACGAACGCCCTTCAACAATGACCATCCGGCGCCAGACGCCCGGAGGATTTACCAATCACAGGCATCAATCATGAAAAATAAGCTTGGCGATCTCAACAACCATTTGTTCGCCGCTTTGGAGCGGCTGAATGACGAAAGCCTTTCGGTCGAACAGATCGAAACCGAGGCCAAGCGCGCTGTCGGGAAGTCGGATCCATGAAGGGGCGAGCGCTCACCTACGAACCTGAGGAGCTCGCCTGGATCGAGACTCACAAGGAAATGCCCCGCGCCAAGGCGCACGCCATGTTCTGCGCGCGCTTCCGGAGGTCCGATGTGTCCTTCACGAACTACCATGCTCTCTGTAAGCGCAAAGGCTGGCTGACGGGCCGCACTGGGCGCTTCGACAAGGGCCAGGTGCCGCCCAATAAGGGCAAGCCTATGCCGGACCATGTCAGGGCCAAGTGCTTGGCGACAGCCTTCAAGCCCGGCAATCGCCCCCACACCTGGCGCGGCGCCGGGCATGAACGGATCGACAGCAAGGATGGCTATGTCGTGATGATCGTCGAGGAAACCAACCCCTGGACCGGAGCCGCGACGCGGCCCGTCCACAAGCATCGCTACCTGTGGGAGCAGGCGAACGGGCCGATCCCGGCCGGGCATGTCCTGAAATGTCTGGACGGAGACAAGGCGAACACTGATCCCACGAACTGGGAGCTGGTGCCGCAAGCCCTTCTTCCGCGCCTCAATGGACGCTTCGGCCGAGGCTATGACGCCGCGCCGGCAGAGTTGAAACCAGCGATCATGTTGACTGCCAAGCTGGAGCATGGCGCCCGTGAGGCGAGGAAGCGGAGGAAGGCGTGATGGGAGCCTCCCGCCGCTATGCTCCAACCAAATCGGCAACGGCCAAAGCCATTGCGTTCGTGAAAGAGGCAGGCCTACGCATCACCGCCATCGAATTCCCGCGAGACGGTGCAGTGCGCATCATCACTGCTGATATGGACACCGAGCCTGATGCAGGAGACGATAAGAGGAAACCTGAGCCGTGGACGTGATGCGCCTGCCTTTTGTAACCGAAGAGCGCCTTCCCTCCGGCGCAATGCGCTACCGTTTCCGCCGCGGCACCGTGAAGGTGACCCTGAGGGGGGAGCCGGGCAGCCGCGAGTTCCTTGACCACTATTCGAGCCTGAGGGATGGGGTTCCCATCCCCCAAAGTAGGGCCGTCCGCGGCTCGGTTGAATGGTTAGTCGGCCTGTATCTCAAGGAGCTGGAGCGACGCGTAGAGGCAAATCTGGCGTCGCCACTTACCCTGAAAGGACACAGACATCACCTCGGCCGCCTAGTGGACGAGTATGGCCAGAAGGACGCAGCCATGCCGAGAAGCGCTGTCATCCTCCTGCACGACAAGTATATGTCGACGCCAGGTGCCGCTGACAATTTGCTCAAGGCCATTGCGGCCATGTACAAATGGGCCATCAATCGTCAGCACGTCACCTGCGACAACCCGACCAGAGATGTAAAGCGGAACAGGGTTAAGACGGGCGGTTTCAAGCCTTGGTCCTCCGACGATATCATCGCGTATCTCGAACACCACAAACCCGGCACCATGGCTCGCCGAGCGCTGATCCTCGCCATGGCCACCACTGCGCGGCGTAGCGACCTTTGTCGCCTGGGCCGCCAGAACGAATTCATCCGGGACGGCCGGACCTGGTTGCGTTGGAAGCAGGCAAAGGCCCCGCACGGACTGGTAGAGATGCCCATGCCGAGCGCGCTCATCGAGGAGCTGCGTGGGACCGGCAACATGACATATATCTTAAACGGCTACGGGGCACCGTTCAGCGTAGCGGGACTGGGCAACAAGTTTCGGACCTGGGCGAACGATGCAAAACTTGCCGGCCGCAGCCTGCATGGTGTGCGCAAGGGCCTTTCGTCGATACTGACATCGAACGGCGCAACCAGCGTCGAAATTGACGTGCTGCTGGGCCACGAGATGGGAAGCCCCGAAACACGAGTCTACATCCGCGAAGCGGAGCGTGCGCGGCTCGCCGCAGACGTGATCGACAGACTCGAAAAGATCATTCCCGGAACGTAGACTGTCCCACGCTCGTCCGGATAGTGACCCACGCTCTTGTTTATCCAGCAATTTCAAGCAGGTGCGAAGCGGGTGGTAGGCGCGGAGGGATTCGAACCTTACTTTAGCGACGTAATATCAATATGTTACGAGACATTTTGTAACGGTGTGACGGCCCCTGAAATGGGCGATGTGACGTAGCGTCATATCGTTACACAAAGAAAGGGCGAGGATCACTCCCCGCCCTTCCCATTTTCACCAACTTAATAAGGTTCCGGGTGCCGCGCGACCAGAGTGAAGCCGCCGCACCGTGACGGGGTTTGGTCTACCAAGACCGCGCACTCACCGTCTAATCGCAGCGCGTTCGGCGGGAAGCTTACCACCGGGCCGCGCCAGCCCTATACATTGCCTTTACGTCTGGCGCGGCGGTGTGTCTCATGGGTCAGGCGGCTTTTTCTTCGCCTTCCTGATCGTGCATCCATTCGGCATAGCGCAGTTCGTTTGCCGTCTGTTGGCGGACCTGCTCGGCCTTCAACAGGCGAACTTCCAGACGCGTAGCCTTCACCTCGGCCTTGGCAGCTTCCAGTTCCGCCCTGAGACGCGAGACAGCGGCCTCATGCTCGATCAGGTCAGCCGACAGTTCATGCACCTGCTCTTGCCAACTCCGGGCGGCGTAGCGGCTGCGGTTCACAAGGTCGTTCAGGTAGGGGTTAAGAGCCATTATGCAGCCTCCTTCTCGATATTCCGCAGCGCAAACAAACGTGCCGCGATCTCATGTGCGATATAGGCAGCCGCCTCTCCGTGCAGACCAGCATCATACAGATAGTTGAGCTTGGTGCGGATCACCCGGCTATCGCGGGGTTCACTGGTGACGTCTTCCGCAGTGATGACGCGCAAATTGCGTGCTTCGCGTTCACGCTCAAGTTCCCGCACTTCGAAGCGCAAGGTATCAGCTTCGCTGGCGCTTGCGTCGTTACTGGACTTCCTGTATTCAGTCATTCGCGTTCCTTTCTTGAACACTGGTGAAGCGTGGTGGTGCAACACCACGCGTTTGCCGAATCGCACCGGGCGTTTCGGCAAATCCTCTACTGGACAGATCGCAAGAACCTGTCGCAAGGCAATTCGCTGCAACAGCGACTTATCCACAAGACATTGATTTATGCGTATTTTACACGCAGATCATTACGTGAACATTCTAAATTTTAGGCAGTTTGAAAACTTCACGCTGCCAACACCACCACCTCTGCACCCTCGCGGCACGCTTCCGGCATCACACCCGCGACGGCCAGAGCCTCGGCCAGCTTGCCATGCAGATCACCCATGCCGGTAGCGGCGGCCATGAATGCGCTGGCCAGATCGGCCAGCAGGTCGGAATAGGCGGAATCAGAAAGGTATATGTTCGGCATGGTCTTGCTCATTGCTGATTTGGAATGCCCGGAATCTAGGCCGACGACGAATCCGGGCGCAAGAGGAAATTTGCGTAAGTAACTGATTTTATTCTAGAAGCTAAGTAAGTGCTTACTTAGGTGTGGTGCGGTTAGGACGGCCCTGCCGATGCAGGCAGGATCGACCTAGAACTTGCCGTAATTAGGCAGCGCCTCCATCTCGGCCTGCTCTATTGCGTCTTGCGTCGCCGCTGCCCGCTTGGCCTCGCGTTCGCGGACACGAACAACAAATTCAGCCTGTATCTGCGCCTCGGGCGCTCCCAATGCGCGACGGCGATCCAGCCATTTTTTGTCAGCAGTTTGGTCCAGCTTACGTTGCTTAATCTGCTCGGGCGTCAGCTTCAGCTTCGAAAGATCGGCGTTCGGCTTGTCGCGCACCTTACGGCGACGGGCATTATATTCCTCGCGGCCTGCATCCGCGCGCCACGCATCAATTTCATCGCGACGACGCGCAACATCATCCTGCGCAGCCGCCACAGCTTTGCGGGCGCTCTCAATCTGGCGGTTCAGGATCGCGGCCTTGCGCGCGTCATGGTCTGCCGGAAGGGCGACGCGCTTGGCTACCAGATCGCGTAGCTTGCGGCTGGCCTTGTCATACCGCGTCAACCTGACCTCATCCATAATGGTGTCAGGATCGCTAGGATCGGGGTCTTGGAAGCTCACGCCGGTCCCTTTTAGAACACGTTCGGGAACCGGGGAAATCATCGCTTCAAGCTCGGAAATTAGCGCGTCGATGCGGCTATCACCTTGCGGATTCTCGGGATTCTGCATATACTCAACTCAGCTTAGAAGACTTTGCAGGGGTTCGACGTTGCCGCGTCAGCCCCTGTTTCTATTTCGGGTTGCGCTCAATCTGATCGGCCAGATCAGCGGCAACGCCAAAACCCAAACTGTATTTCCGTCCGGTAACAGGCGAGATCAGACGGACGCCATGCGCCATACGTTCAAGCTTGATGCCCGACAGAGCCGCCAACCCCTCAAGCCAGCGCTTCTTGCGTTCCACATCATCGGCAGTCAGGTCCGAACCAGCCTCGCGCAAGCTATCAGCCAGCCGAGCGGCTTCAATGGCCGGAACTTCACTCTCAAAATCCGGCATCTCGATCCTAACAGTCGTGGCGGTCTTAGTGACAGAGATACCGGGAAGATCTGCGGGAATGGTGCCCTCGGCGATCTCGCGGCGAATAGCATCCTCCACCACCTGCACCATTGGGATACCCTTGGCCGCAGCGATCTGCCGAAGCTGTTCGCCGCGCTCATCTGGCAGCTTCATGTTGAATGACATACTGGGTCGTCCTTTCGTTCCTCAGCCGGAGGATAGGAACACCCATCTACCGACGCAAGCACAAAATGGAAGAATTTTGCACGTTACGGAAGCACTGAAGGGGACCGAGATATGGAAGAAAACTGCCCGTAGTATATACACCTCTTAAGATGTTTTTGGTTATTTCTTAGAAGAATATACGTAACGGGCAGTTTTCTTCCATGACTTCCTCGGTCGACGGCGAAGCCCTGCTCCGCTCACGATGAACCATCCTCGGTCTATCGCGGGCTGCGCCCGCTCCCTTCCTCGGTCGACAAGCGCCAGCGCCCTAATCACGTCCTCGGTTAACCAGAACCCGCCGTGCCGCCCCAGCACCACACCGCAGAGACTCAGAGAGGCGCCACAGAGTCCCGCAACGCCCCTTTCCGGTCCACCCCTACCCGGAACCACCCCAACGCCGCTCCACGGGCCTCTCAGAATCTCCTAGCGAGGGGGCGCATCAGCCCGCCCGGCTGCATCTGCCGGACCATTTCCATTTGGACGAAACCGCTTAGAGATTTCTCAATCTCGCGCGTGATCGTCGCGGCCATATTGTTGTCGGGCTGCACCGCGCCATTCGCCCCGGTGACATTGACGGTGGTGTTGATGGTGGCACTGCCGATGGTCACCCCCTCGGGCATGGCCGCAGAGGCGCTAGGCGAGTCACTGACCGCCCTTGCGACCTTCCCGGCAGCCGAGACAAGCCCGCCCTCGGCATAGCCCCTACGGGCGCTCTGGTGGAGCCGTTCAAGATTGCCCGCGCCGATGCGCTTCACCGTCTCGGCAGAGAAAACGTATTCGCCGCGATGAACCACGCCCGCAGGCTCATACTTGCCACCGCGCCCGGTATAACCGCCCTCGGCAAAGCCCAGCAGCCCACCAACAGCGGTTCCGATACCACCAAGAAGGCCGCCCTCGCCGAACAAGCCAAGCGCGGCCTTCTGAAACTGCACCTCGGCCAGCTTCATCAATAGCTGTTTCAGGGCTTCGCCCGCGCTCATGGAGCCGGTCAGGATGCCGGAAAACATCTCGGACAAGGATTGCGCGCCGCGCTGGCCTGCGTCCTCTATCTGCTTCAAACGGGCAGCAGCACCATCGGCGTTCTGACCAGCCGTGACATAGGATTGCGCTAGCGTGTCGATTTCGGCGGTCAGCGCGGGCGTGATCGCCTTCCCAGCCTGTTGCGCAGCATGGAGCAACTTGGCCTTCTCGGCTGCGAAGGTGACGGCATCGCCGTAGTTCCGGCCCGCCGCCGCGCCCGCGATCAGGGCGGCGGATTCAAATTCCAGTTCGCGGGTCCGGTCGCGGATCGCCTGCGCCTCACGGGCGAACTCATCCAGCTTCACAGCGCCGCCAGAACCGCCCTTGGAGTCGCCCGAGGCATTCGCGGCCTTGTCGGCGGCAGCGCGGGCGGCATCGGCATCAAGCGTTGCCTGCGCGGCGCTGGTGATCTCGGCATCGGTCAGGACCGCGCCCGCCTCTGCGGCGCGCTTGCGCACCGCCTCTTTCTCGCGTTCCAGCTTCAGGCTGTCGCTGGTGGCGATGTTCCTGGCATTCTCGCTGGCGGTGAAACGGTCATTGGCCGCGCGCATGGCATCGAGGCTGTCCATGCTGGTCGCCTGTGCCGCGTGTTGCTGACGTAGCGCTTCAAGCTGTTTGGTGCCGGGGTCGATCTGGGCGGCCTTCGCCAGTTCGCCGACAAGGGCCGATGCCTGCGCGGTGACGCTGGCAATCACGCTGCCCAGACGGCCAAGCTGCGACATGACGCCAGAGAACTGCGCCCGGTCCACATCCGACAGGCTGGCGAACGCATCCTGCGCGCCCGTTTCGATCTCGCCCAGCTTGGCGGCAAAATCCTCGCCGGTCATGCTGCCGTCGCGGAAACCAGCCTGTGCCGCGTCCAGTTCGGCAGACAGGCGGCGCAGCTGGTCGGCGGCTTCATCATAGCCCCAGCTATCAAGCTGCCCGATCGCGCCGCGCATGGCATTGCCCGCCGTGGCGGCTTCCTCGGCCAAGCGCTGATACTCGCCGTCAAGCTGGCGCAGTGCCTCGGCCTGTGCCTCCACCGCGTCGCGGTCGCGCTGCATGGCGTCGTATAGGTCATTCCCGAGGATCGCGCGGCCCTCGGTCTCGCTGGAAAAGATACCGTCCAGCCGGTCGCGCAGATCGGTCAGTTCGACCGCGGCATCGGCAATGGCAATGACGGCGCGCTTGCCGAAGGATTCGACACGCGCCGCCAACTCACCGAACTTGCGGTCGATCTCGGCGGCCTTGTCGATCATCTCGCTATCCAGCACCGCGCCGACTTCATGGGCGCGTTGAATGGTCTGGTTCAGCGCGGATTCGCTTTGATTGGCGAGGGTGCCGAATTGTTCGCCCGCCCCGCCAAAAATCTCCTCAAGCATGAAAGACCGCCCAGCTTGGTCGAGGTTTTTCAGCTTACCGAATATTTCGGTCATCAGGGCGGAGGGGTCTTTGAGCTTGGCTTTCAATTCCTCGGCGGAATATCCGAGTTTCTTGAAGGCATCCGCACCCGCACCCGTGCCATAGGTGAAGAACTCGCCCGCGCGGATATGAAGCTCTTTAATACCATCGGTTAGCGCGTCGATACCAACGCGGTTTTGATCGGCAACGAACTTCCATTCCTGCCACGTTTCGACAGAAACCCCGGCCTTATCTGCCTCGTTCCTGAAATTGGCGGTTTCCTTGGCGATGCGCGACACGCTGGTTGCGATCTGATCCAGCCCGCCAATTGCGATGCCACCGGCCACACCGCCAAGGAACGCGCCGCCCAGACCCTTCAAGGATGCCGGAATGCTGTTGAAGGCTTTGCCGATACGCGGGCCAAGCCCCTCATAGGCATCGCCGATCTTGCGGGCGTTCTGTTGCGCCAGCCGCTCCATACGCTGCGAGGCGCGCTGTTGTTGGGTGATGGCGCGGCCAAAGTTCTTCTCGAACTGGGCGATATTGGCCTCGAGCTTGACCAACAGGCCGGTTTCATCAAGGGGCATCGTCAAACATCCTAATGGTTACGCTGCACTCAGCAGGTCAAAAATATCATCACGGCTATAGAGGCCGCCTTGTTCATGAGCGATGCGCGCCCGGCTCACGGCCATGGCCGAGGCAACAGCGGCATCAATGCGCCCGTTCGATCTTTGCTTGTGCATCCGCACCAGACCGGATTGCGGATTGGTGGATACGGCCACGTTGTCGAAATGGCTGCGCATCACCGGGTCGCCGTCATGGCGGATCAGATCGCCATTCACCGCCTTGACCAACTCACCAATGGCGCGGCTCATCTGCATCACCGATTGCGGATGCTGGAATACCGGTAGGCCATCGTCGCCAAGGTTCTGCATCAGCTTGTTGGCAAGATGCGGGTCCACTGCGATCTCCTGCACGTCATAGGTCGCGCACAGATCGCGAATATGGTCCTCCACCTGCTTCTCATCGATGATACCAGCCGGGCAAACGTCGATCAGGCCGCTATCTGCCCATTCCTGATAGGGCGCGCGGTCCTTGTCGCCCTTGGCCTTCAGATCGGCGGCAGGCACAAAGCAGCGGTTGCGCAAGGTGATCTGCCCATCATCATGCCGGAACGCGATGGAAACGGACGACAGGTCGCCCGTCTGCGACAGGTCCACGCCGATATAGGCCGGAAGCTGTTCTAGGTCGGCGGGGTCATCGTCCAGTTCGCGCTTGTCGTAAACCGCCAGATCAAACAGCGGGTCGCGGCTGTTCCCCTGCCATTTGTTCAGATGGTATTGCTGGAAACCATAGGCAGCAGCGGGCATGTTCTGCGCCCGCCGCGCCTTGTTGCGCAGGTCTTTCAGGTCTTGGAAACCATCGGCAAGGCCGGGGTTGCAGCGGTGCCAGACCTTTTCGTCGGTCCAGTCGTCGCCCTCCTGCATCTCAAACATGATCGGCAGCAAGGACGGGTCAGAGATTTCCCCGGTCGCGACAGCGCGGGCATAGGTATATTGATCAGCCGCAAAGCCGGTGGCACCGCGCCCCGCCGTGGTCGCCGTGACCATCAGCCCGTTGCGGCCTTTCGAGATACCGGATTCCAGCACCTCCCACATCTCCGCGCCCGCCGCTTCCTGCCAAGCGTGGATCTCATCCGCCAGGACGAAACTTGGCGTGGTGCCGTTCTGGCGCGAACCATCCGAGGAAACCACCTCCAGCTTGGATTCATAGCCTCGAATCAGGCTTTCAATCTCGCGCGCGGCGTTGCGCTGGTTGATGATCTTGGTGGCCTTCATCAAGCGCTGGTCCAGCGAGACCATCTCGCGCGCTTCCTTGAAGGCGATGGACGCCTGCCGCTTGTCACCAGCGGCAAAGACAATCTCGCCGCCCGGCACCTTCTCGGGTCCGATCAGGTGCAAAAGCGCCAGCGCCGCCGACAGCGTAGTTTTCCGGTTGCCGCGCGGGATGTAGAAAAACACCCGCGTCACAATTCGGTCGCCATCGGCATCGCGCGGGCCATAGATCGCCCGGATAATCCGTTCCTGCCAAGGATAAAGCGTGAAGGCTCGGCCCGGTGCGGTGCTCTTGATATGGCGCAGCGCGCGCAGGAATTGCACCGCGCGCTCGCCATGCCCGAGGGGATCAGGAATGGGCGAGTTGTCATAGACCCATTCGGGGAAGCTGGAATTCTGGGCCATCAGATCGCCAAGGGGTTCGGGCTGGTGTCGTCGTCGGCATCGCCGCCAGCACCCATGCGGGCGCGGCTGGTCGGGGTCAGACCATACTCGGCGGCAAACTGGCGCGCGGCCTGCATGTAGCGGATCTGCAGCCCGCCAAGGCGTAGATCAGGCAGACCGCCGGCCAGCGCCATCGCCTCGCCAATCTGCCGGGCAGCACCGGCAGCAACGCAATAGGCTTCCACGCCCGCCAGATCGGCTTTGGTGATGACGCCACGCGCCACCAGCAACGGCAGCACGCGCCGCCATTCGACTTTGGCATGGCTTGTCAGATAGGCCGGTGCGGATGGTGCCTTGGTCAGCGCCTCGGCATCCTTACCAATCGCAGGCTTCACCCCGCGCAGGTGCTTGCTCATGCCGCCACCGCCCGCAGCTCCAGCCCGCGCCTGCGCCCGATCTCGGCCAGCCCGACAATGTTGAACGCCTTGCCATCCATCACCAGCCGATCGGCGGTGGTGATCGCCACCAGCGGAAAGCGGATCAGGAACACGGCGCGGCTGTTATCCATCTCGCCGGGGCCGGTCAGGAACTCGGTCGTGCTGGCCTCCTTGATCTCGGCCCGCGTGGTCAGGATCGGCAGCCAGCTTTCGCGCGCATGGCCGTAATCGTCTACCAGCAGGTGCGCGCGCTCGATCTGGATACGGTTCGTCAAACGTCCTGCCCGCATCTTACGGCCTCCACCGCAGGACGCAGCGCAGGGCAATCACCGCATGGGCGCAGGACAGCGCCGGGTCAGGATCAGGCACCCATGCCATAGCCGGGCGTTCCCATTCCTCAATCCAGATGCCTTGCCCTTTGGGCGCATCCAGCAGCGCCAGCATGGCCGCGCCGGTGATCTGTTGCGCGGCGGCAGCCTGATCCGCAGCGGTCCAGACATGCAGTTTCAGGGACGCCTCGGCCACCACCTGCCCGCCCGATGCACGCCCGCGAATATCCAACTCGGCAGGCGTCATGATGATGCAGGGCATCGCCTCGGGCCGGGCCAAGCCGGTGCGGATGCGCTCAGGCGTGATATGCGTGGCAATGCCCGGTGCCGCGATCAGCGCCGAACGCACGGCGCGTTGCAGTTCCATGTCAGGCGTCATTGGCTGGCCTCGCGCATCGCCTTGCGCAACAGGCGGTTGATACGGGCCTGCAAGCGGGTCCGGTTCAGACGCCATGCCGGGTTGAAGAACGGCGCGGCGGGCATGGTGCCGGTGGTGGTGCCGTCCTTGTGCAGCCGGGGATTGGTGCCGCCCTCCACAAGATGCGCGTGACGGGCATCGGTATCGCCTGCCGTCACCAGCACTTCCCAAGGCCCTGCCATGCGCTGGCCGCCATCGGTGCTATGCGCGGGCGTCGTCTCGCCCGGCCCGGTAACGTGGATACTTTCGATCAGATCGCCCGTGCGCCGCGACGCTTCCGCCAGCGCCCGCATATCGGCGGCGATTTCCTCGCCCGCCTTGACCAGCATAGGGCGAAGGACCGGCGCAGCGGCATCCCGCATCGTCTTCATCTTCCGGATGATGGCCTCGGAACCCTGCACCATCTTAGCCATTGGTCGCCGCCTCCGGCTCGGGCACATAGCCGACAACCTGCCGTTTCAGGCCGGACAGAAGGTCAGTGACGCCGAAGGGAAGCTGATAGGCGCTGGCGAAGGTGACGGCCTCGCGCGCCTCATACTGATGCGCCACCAGCATCAGGGCGGCTTGCAGCATCAGCACATTGTCAGGATCGAACGGCAGGCCGGTATAGCTGGCAACCCATGCCTCGGCCACGTTGCCGTAATGGCTCAGGATCGCATCATCGGCGGTTTCATCCGGCAGGAAGTTCAAGTGCGCCCGAACAAGGGCGGAAGGCAGGGGCATAACGGGTCACTCGTAAATACAGCACTAACAACGTAGTGTTATGTTATCACATTGCAACCAGCAGAAAAAGTTATATTCCGCCTGTCTTGCGCGCGCCTCCCCCCGCCGGTTCCCGAGATAGGGCGGAAGTTTGGGGATACCCCCCGTCTATTGAAGCACGCAACCAGTCACTATACCTTGAGGAGTGTCCCTTAACAAATGCAGGCAATGATGAGCACACGAGGCACTCTACTAGGCAGCACATTGTTACTTTATCCAAATCAGATAAAACAACGGATTGTTGTCACCCAAAATCGCGACAACCTTCCGCAGAGGGGACCGAGATCCGCCGGAATCCGCATCGGAAAGGACGTGAAAGTTCCACCGCTAGCCGAATCTTCGGTCGAGAATATTAGCAATCTAACATCCGGAATGATCACGAGGCATTTTAACAGAAAGTATGCCGAAATAACAATGTCCGGTTCATTCCGGTTTGGAACAATTGAGGGCTATCGTCCAGCAGATCAAGCACAGCTTGGTAGATTTAGCGACTACCAAGAAGGGCTTCAAAGAGAAGTATTTCATAGCAGAACGGGGATATACAATATAAAGCTTGATGATGGTGTATTATCTGACAACACAATTATTGGGTTTAGCGATCCTGTTGCAATTGAATATCGTGTCAATGACTATTGTAGCTGCTCATCAATAGGGGATTTTGAAAAAGAGCGAGCCCTACTTCTTCGCAGCCGAGGAAATCCGGACATTGACTATTACGTAGTCTATGACTTGCGAAAATTACTTTCCGCAATAGACCTAACAATAAGTGAGAGATCAGACTTGGCGCATCTCACCGCAATATCTAGAAAGGTAGAGTATGGACAAAAGGATCGCCACTGGAGAATTGAAGAACAGTATACACATAAGGAGGATCGCGATCATCTTGCAGTTTGGCTGGGGAATGCATTTGTGAAATCTCCAGACTATTGTCATGAGGAGGAGGTTAGAATTCTACTCACAGACCTTAAGGAGGCAGGGGGTTTGCGATCAGAGTTTAGCGAAGTAATACTAAAAGATGAAAGGATCGCAGAAGCTATCGTGGCAAGCGGAGCTTTTTGATCGCGCTTCCACCTTTCATTTCTTTACGGTAGTAGCTGCAGGCCGCGTTCGCGCTAAAACATCGGCTTAACGTTCATGCCTCTGCTTCACCGAACTAAGACAGCCGGTGCACAACGCCTACCACCAGTCGGAATGGACAGCGCGTCCTCCACCGTCCAACCTTCACGCAACCTAAAGCCGATAGTTCCGATCTTAATACCGGTGCGCTCTGACCATTGCCGAATGGTCAGAGTTTTACCGGCATAAGTCAGGGGATTCGCATTGCAGCCCATACGGCTGGTTCTGGGTTTCTGCGGCTCAGGCTCACCAATCAGTTCCTCTGGCGTGGGTGCCGCCGCGATCTGCTTGCGCATCCGCTCCATAACGGCCACCGGGTCCAGACCGGCAAGATTACAGACCGTGGATAGGTCTTGGCTCGGGATGGTTAGATAGTCGCGGGTTTCCTCGGTCATGCGGATACGCGCGGCCTTGCTGGCTGTTCCATCCCCTGTAGAAACTCCATGCAGTGCATCATGGATTGCCTGCATTAGCACCGCTTGCCAAAGGTCTCTTTGGGCGCTGTAGCCGGGTTCGCGCTCAAACATCGGCCTGCCGTTCTTGGCGTTGTTTAGCGCTGCTATGGCAAGGTGTGCACAGCGCCTGCCAGTTGTTCGGTAATCCTCCCCCAGGTTAAGGGGCTGCATAAGTAGAATTTTCTCGTAGCGTGAGCTGAGGAGATTCGAATGAGAAAGAGCCGTTTCACGGAACCGCAGATTATGGCTGTGCTTCGTCA